GAGCCACTGACCCCGGCGACCTGGTGGTGCCAGATTCAGGCGGCGGCCCCGGGCAGCGGGACCGATCTGCGGTCGACGACCTATCTGGTGACGATGCGGTGGCATCCCCAGATGACCACCGACGTGCAGATCCGGTACGTCGATCCGGCGCTGCGGCGCACGCGCGATCTGCTCGTGATGGGCGTGCAGAACGTCAACGACAGCAACGACGAGATGCGCCTCCTGTGCGAGGAGGTCCTGCCGTGAGCGTGAAACTCAATCTCGAGGGCTTCAACGAACTCCGCGCGGCCCTGCAGGCGTTGCCCGAGGAGATGAAAGCCAAAGCGGATTTCATCGTGACGAAGTACGCCAGCATCGCCCGCAACGAGATCCAGGGCGGCTATCCGCGCGGGCCGACGGGGAATCTGCAGAGTCGTGTCACCGTCACCGCGAATGCGGGCCGCCGGGTCAGCGCAGTGTCCATCGTCAAAAGCACGGCGCCGCATGCGTGGATTTTTGAACATGGGACGGTGACCCGGATCACGCGGATGGGCGCGCGCCGCGGCAAGATGCCGGCCGCGCCCAGCGCCGAGGCCATGATCCCGAAGGTGATTCGGCTGCGCGCGCAGATGGTGGCCGAACTCATCGAGCTCGTCGAGAGCCAGGGGTTCGAGGTGACGACATGACCGGCCTGGTCACGAATCGCCTGCTGGCGCGCGAGCTCGAGCAGCGGGGGCTGCTGCCGGCCAATTGCCGGCTGGTGGAGATCCAGGTCGCGGTCGATGGCGGCATCGTCCTGCGGTACGACAAAACCATTACCGCGGCGGAGTTCATCCGGGTCGCCGACGCGTTGACCGCGGTCGCGGAGCGGGCCGCATGATCCCGACCTTCACGGTGCTCATGGGGTCGCTCGGCCGGCCGACGCTGCGGTACGCGCTCGACTCGTTTGCGCGCCAGGCACGCGTCGCCGGCGACCAGATGATTGTCGCCATCGACAGTTACGAGCAGGGCGAGCGGCCCGACGTCCAGGCGCTCGTGCGCCGCTACGGCGAGGGGTTCCTGGTGACCGCGCACGATGCTGGCTTCCATTGCTGGGGCACCGCGCAAATCAATCACGCGTTCCAGACGCTGCCGATCACCGGCTCGCACATCCTCACGATTGGCGACGACGACGTGTATGTCGACGGCGCCTTCGAGCGGCTCCGCGCGCTCTGTGCGCCGGACCTGGGGCGGCCGGTGCTGTTCAAGTTCCTCTCGCCCTGGCGGGAGTTCCTGCCGGATCGGCCCGTGATGCAGCGCAGCCGCATCAGCGGCTGCTGCATCGCGGCCCCGACGGCGTCGACCGGCTGTCATCCCACCGTGAACCATCTCGGGCAGCCGTATCCGGAACATGACTATGACTGGATGCGAGCCATCCTGCGCACGAGTCGCACGCCCCTGTGGGTCGATGACGTGCTGGTGATTGCGCGACCCGAGCCGCGCGGCGAGCAGGACGTCACGCATCGCGGGTTCCATGTCTGCTCCCAGTGCCTGCTCTGGCGCTTTCTGGAAGACGTGCCGGCCGGGGAAGCGACCTGCCCGCTCTGTCGCGTGTCGCATCAACGGATGGCGGTGACGGGATGACCCTTGCGTCGTTTCCACGCCAGCACCATTGCGCATTTCGGCGAACAGGCGGACGTCTTGGCGGCCCTATACGGCGTATGGGAGAACGTCGTTCCACAAACCAGGCAGACCTTGCTCACTCGTTGTTTGGGTCGACTTCGGCGTCTGCCTTTAGCCGTCATGTCGTCCATGTTGTCCTTATGCGTGCCAAGGAAGAGATGAAGCGGGTTGCAACACAGCGGCGTGTCGCAGTTGTGGCACACGAGTCTGGCATCAGTGTCAGGGATAGGGCCGTAGGTGACTTCGTAGGCAGCACGATGCGCATGTGTCGTCTTGCCGTTGCACCAGAATTTTCCGTAGCCATCCGTGCCTACCGTGCCGACCCAGAGCCAGCAATGGGAAGGATCGTCGACGTCAACATAGTTCCAGAGGCGCGCGGCTGGGTCGGTGCGTTTGTCGTCATCGCAACATTTCTTCGAGCAGTAAGTACCAATCTGCGAGACGTAGTCGCGCATCAGTTTTCCGCAACGCAGACATTTGCGCGTGATCTCTTTGGGACGAATACCTGTGCGACTTTTTACATAACAGGGATGACCACAGAAACGGCTGGCTTCGCAGGGCCGACGCATAAAGCGCGTTCCGCACATGATGCATGTGCATTCAATTCGGGGCGTATATGAGCGCGGCATCGGACGTCCATAGTACTGTAGGCCGCCCATTAAAGCTCATGCTAATTCATCCTGGCGCGACGTGGAGTACCGCGGATGTCGAAGCCGGGCTGCGCTACGGACTGCAGCAGCTCGGCGTCGAGGTCATCGCCTATCGCCTCGATGAGCGCATCGAACAGGCCGGCAAGTATCTGTGGGCGCGGTGGCGGCAGTTGAAGAAGTCCCGGCCCGACCTGCCGAAACCGAGTCAGGCGGACATGCTCTACCAGGCCAGTGTGGGCGTGCTCGAGATGGCGCTGCGCAAGCAGGTCGATGTCGTGCTGATCGTGTCCGCGATGCTGTTTCATCCGGACGTGATCGTGATGATGAAGCAGGTGCCGCGGTTCAAGGTCACGGTGCTGTTTACCGAGTCGCCCTACGACCACGACGAAGAAGTGCGCGTGGCCGCGATGGTCGATGGCTGCTGGACGAACGAGCGCACCTGTGTCGCGGACTTCCGCCGCGTGAACCCGGCCGCCGGCTACCTCCCGCATGGCTGGCATCCGCTGAAGCACGGCGTCGACACCACGTATCTCGGCGCGGTGCCCGCGCACGATGTCGTGTTCGTCGGCTCCGGGTTCGCCGAGCGGGTCGACTGGTTCAATGCGATCGACTGGACGGGCATCAACCTCGGGCTCTACGGCACGTGGAAAGGCCTCGGGCTGAAGAAATCCCTGCTCGCCTGCGTGGCGGGCGCGCAGGTCGAGAATCAGTACGCGGCGGCGCTCTATCAGCGCGCGAAGATCGGCCTGAATCTCTATCGCACGCACAAAGGCTGGGGCCGCAATCGGCAACGCATCACGACGACCGCCGAATCGCTCAGCCCCCGCGCCTACGAGCTCGCCGCGTGCGGCGCCTTTCATCTCTCCGACTCCCGGGCGGAAGTCCGCGAAGTGTTCGGCGATCTCGTGCCGACGTTCACGACCCCGACCGAGGCCGCGGCCCTCATTCGACTCTGGCTGGCGGATCCAGCGGGTCGGGCGCGTGTCGCGGCAGCCCTGCCGGCCGCCGTGGCTGAGGCGTCGTGGACCGAGCGCGCCAAGATCGTGCTCGGGGATCTGCAGACGCTCTTAAACCTGCAGGCCGCGTAAGGGAGTTTCCGCATGCCCACCTATCCTGGTCGAAAAGGCGTCGTTTACATTTCCACCTCGGGCGCGGGCGCCGCGTCCAACGTCCTCCATCTTGATAAGTGGGCCGTCGATTCGACGACCGACAAGATCGAGGTGACGAGTTTCGGCGATCCCAACAAAACCTCAACGGGGGGCGACCTCGCGTAAGCGAGGATCGCGAATCTCTGGTGATTGACTCGGACGCTGAAATGCCAACGAGGGCCAAGCAGGCAAACGCCGTGCAGGCTGAGAGACTAAGCCCAGAGACGCCCGCCGATGCGGGTGATGCAATAGTCCGCTCTCACGGGAAGCGTAACCGTGAGAGGTCGGCAGAAATGACCGGCCCCAGCGATCGCGGATCGCTGCGTAACAACACAGGACGTGCAGGGGTTGGCCGATATCAAGGGGACGTTCTCCGGGTTCTTCGACGATCTCGAAACGAAGCTGCAGACCGCGGCGTCGTCGTCGTCGGGCATCGTTATGTATCTGTATCCGAGCAGCGATGCGCCCACGAAGTACAAGTGCGGGCCGGCGTGGCTGGATGTCTCCATCAACGTCGACGTCAAGGGCGCCGTCCAGGTCTCGGGCAACTTCGTGGCGAACGGCAGTTGGGCGAATAGCACGATTTAGTCATGACAGGTTCGTGGATTATCCGCGGCGTCCAGGCCGCCGTGCGGTGGGGCTATCACCCCGCCGCGGCGCTGGGCCCGTGGACCCTCACGGCGTCGGACACAGGCGGCGGACACATCGAAGCGACGATCGTGTCGGCCGACGACTATCGGCTGTCGCAGCCAGCCCTGACGTTCTGTGTCACGCGCCAGAATGGCATCGTCGCCCGGTGGCCGGTGCTCACGCTGCATGTCGCGGGTCAGACGCTCTATGCGTCGGTGGGTCCGCAGGAATGAGTCTCGTATGTCTCCTCGCTGTCGGTTTGTGCAGCCCGATGTGGTGCGTCTCCCGCTCTCCGAGGGCGACTGGATCGACGTCAAGAAAGAACTGAACGCCGGCGAGAACCGCCGCGTGTTCACGCGCATCGTGAAGACGATGCACTTCAATGAGAAAGCCGAAGTCGATCCCGACCAGGTCGGGCTGTCGAAGGTCGTCGAGTTTCTCGTGGGCTGGTCGCTGGTGGATGCGGCCGGCAAGGCGGTGCCGGTCAGCGAGTCGGCGATCAACAACCTCGATGGCGAGACGTACGCCGAGATCGTCAAGGCGATTGATGCGCACGAAGCGGCCGGCGAGGCGGCACGCGAGGCCTTAAAAAACGGGAGGGGCGACGAGACCAGGTTATCGGCGACCTCGTCTGCTGTCGCCTGATGCACTGGACGCTCGACGAACTCTTGTCACTGCCCATGGAATATTACGACGTGCTGATCGACATCGCGCCCACGTGGCTCGGTAACCGAGACGAATCCTGATGGCGCTGACCGCGAAATTCCAGGCGGACTTCTCGTCGTTCCTCAACGCCATCGACAAGGCGGAGCTCGCCTTGGTTGATTTCGGCGGGGCCGCGAATACGGTCGAGAAGAAACTCAACAACATGGTCGACAACTTCGCGGGCCGCAAGCTGACCCAAGAAGCGATCTTGATGGCCAATGCGATCGAGGCGACCGGCGGCGTCGCCAAACTCACCGCGGCGCAGATGGAAGTGTTCGGCGCCAAGTCCCAGGCGGCGATCGACATTCTGACGAAGCGCGGTATCGAGATCCCGCCCATCCTGCAGAAGGTCGCCGACGAGGCGAAGGCGGCCGGGAAATCGTTCGAGGAATCGCTCGGGAAACTCGACATCAAAGGCGCGATCGAGGACCCACTCGGCGCGGCAGAGAAAGGCGTCGTGGCCTTCGGCGAGGCGCTCGGGCCGGCGGGCGTGGCGGCTGTGGGCTTCGGTCTCGGGGTCGTGGCCGTCATCGCGGCGCTCGGCGAACTCACGCTGAAGGCGGCCGAAGCCGGCGGCAAACTCAACGACGTTTCGGAGGTGACCGGGATCGCCGTCCCGCAACTCTCCCGGCTCTCGAATGCGTCCTCTGTCGCCGGCACCGATCTGCAGACCATGTCTAATGCGATCTTCATGATGCAGAAGAACATGGGCGAGAACCCGGACAAGTTCCAGAAGGGCCTCGAGCGGCTGAATATCGACTTCGAGGATTTCCAAGCCCTCTCGCCCGATCAGCAGTTCCTGGCGATCGCCGGCGCCCTGAAGACGACCGAAGATCCGGTCGAGCGCAATGCCGCCGGCTTCGAGTTGATGGGCCGACAGTTTCGCGACCTCGCGCCCTCGCTCTATAAACTGAACGAAGCCCTGGCGGCGACGGCGGACATTCAGCCCTTCACCGACGAGGAAGCGAAACAAGCCGAAGCCTTTTCGATGCAACTGGCGTCGATGAAAGTCCATGCCGAGGCGCTCGGCTTGTCCATTGGGCGGACGCTCATCGAACCGCTGGCGAAGTTGATCGGCCTGTTTGCGTCGGGCGTCAGCGGGGCGGCCAATCTGGCGGGCGGATTCGGTGGCGTAGCCTCGCCGGTCGGCGCGGCGCGCGTGGCCTTTTCGTATGCGCAGGCCGCGCTCGAAGCCTTCGGCATCACGGCCTCCGACACGATCACGATCATCGATAAAACCGCCGAACGCCAGGAGAACCTGAATAAGATTTTTGACGCGGCGCATGCGCCGGACGCCGAAGTGAAGCGGTGGAAAGACGCCGCCGCCGGCCTAGCCGTCACCCAGGAGACCGTGAATCAAAAGGTCCGCGAGCAGATGGCGGCGGTCATCGCGCTCGACATCGAAACCAAAAAACACATCGAACTCGCGAAGGACGCGGCCAAATCCGATGCGAATCTCTTTGGCGGCCAGACGACCATCACGGCCGAGATCGAGACGGCGTATCAAGACTTGACCTACAAGGTCAGCACGTACGGATCGACGCTCGATCAGGTGACCGCGTCCGCCAGAGACTATCTCCACAATCATCGCGAGGATGTGCAAGCGGCGGCCGATGCGATGGGGAATCTGGACTCGACGAGCATTGCCTACAACAAGACGCAGATTGAAATGGCGAATGGCGCCTCGAAACTCTATACCGCCTTTTCGACGCTGCCGAATGTGGTCTCGTCCATCGGCAAGGAGATCGACACGTCCTTCGGGGACCGGGCGAGCGGGCTGCTGGGCGGCATGGTGAAGATTCTCCACACCGCCAAGACGGGCTTCACGGACTTTGCCGCCACGGCCGCGCAAGGCGCCAAGACGATGATCGACAGTTGGAAGAATACCCACTCGGTCCTCGACCTCGTCGTGAACGGCGTCACGACGGCGATCTCGCTGATCAGTAAACTGTTCACCGATGCTGAGAAGCAGGTCAATCCCGTCCGAGAAGCGTTCGTGCAACTCAATGGCGGCCTCGCCGCCCTGAATGAGAAAGCCGCGGCCGCCGGCACGACGCTGATCGCGATGCTCAACGCGAAGAACCCCGAGCAATACAAGAAGGCGATCGATGATCTGAATGCCGCCCTGGATTTCCAGACGGGGGCGATGAAGACGCTGGATGACACCGTCGCGAAATACGGCTTCACGATTAGCGAGCTCGGGCCGACGTTCGCGAAACAGAAACTCGATGAGCAAGCCGGCCAGCTCCTCCAGGACTATCAGGTCCTGACGGCGGCGGGCGTCGACCATGTGGCGATCATCAATAAGATGGGGCCGGCCCTGAACGAGTACGTCAAGCAATCGCTGCTCGCCGGCACGACGATTCCCTCGAGCATGAAGCCGGTGCTCCAGTCGATGGTGGATCTCGGCGAACTGACGGATGAGAACGGCGACAAGCTGGATGACCTCTCCCGGCTGACCTTCGCGGACACGCTCGATAAGAAGTTCTCGACGCTCATCGACACGATCAACAAGCTCACGGATGCGATCTCGCGCGGGCTCGGGACCGCCATCGCTAACTTGCCGACGCGGAAACAGATCGACATCGTCACGGTGTACAGCGACATCGATAATACGACGAGGGGCGGCGGCGACACGGCCTATGCGTCTCGTGGCGGGATCGTCACATCGGGCGGGGTGCAGTACCTCGCGGGCGGTGGGCGCGTCCTGCCGTGGCCGTCACGGGGTTCGGACACCGTGCCGGCGATGCTGACCCCGGGCGAAGGCGTCGTGTCACGGCGTGGCATGGCCTCGCTCGGGCGGGCCGGCCTTGCCGCCATCAACCGCGGCGGCGGCATGGGCGGCGGCGGCGTCGTGGTGCAGAACACGTTTAACATCGCGGCCGAGATCGATTCGCCCGCGGCGCGCGAGCGCGTGCGCAAGGTCGTGGATCAGGCGACGATGGCCGCGCTGCGCCGGCAGAAACGGACCAACGTCGCCTAATGGCCTTCTACCAGGCGCGATCGAATGTCTGCCGGGCCGGCGTGACCTATGCGGGGTGGACGCCGCCGAATATCCAACTGACGATCAACGGCACGGATCGCTCGAGCAACGTGCTCTATGAGAATTTCGTGCTGACGCAACACGCGGACGGCACGCCCTCGACGCTGACGTTCACGCTCAAGAATCTCACGCCGACGGTCGGCCAGGACATCGGGCTGATCTATACGACGCCGAGCGATTACCTCTTCGCCGGCACGTTGCTCCAGGCGGAAGCGGTGACGGCCACGGTGACCAAGTCCGGGACGACGACCGGGCTGCTCTGGCATTGCACGGCCGTCGGTTATCAGTGGTTGCTCGATCGCTATGACCGCGTGCTGGCCACCTACTACTCGACCGGCGTGGGCACGATGGTCGCCGACATCCTGGCGCGGTTCACGAATGGCGGCTTCCGGGTGGGCTACATTCCGTCCTCGCTGGGCAATCTGGACATGACGTTCACGTTCGAGACGGTGACCGGGGCCTTGAACCGGATCGCGAAAGCCTCGAGCGCGTTCTGGGCGGTCGAACCCCTGGACGGCGTGTCACGGATCGTGAATCTCTACACCACGTATCCGCAGGCGGCGCCGGCCACCGTGACAGAATCCGCCCTCATCGCCGCGTCCGTGAACTACCGCCAGGATCTCACCCAGGTGCGCACACGCACGCTGTTTCAGGGACAGGGATCCACCGTGACGCTGCCGACCGCGGGGGGCAGTGTGACGATTCCCGTGGACGATCTCTCGCCGTTTCTGCCGGGCGGCGGCACGGCCCTCGCGCGGCAGAGCATCATCACCTACACCGGGGTGGCGACGGCTCTCTCCGTGATCACCTTGGCGCTGCAGTCCTACCTCACAGGGGTGTCTGGGCTCGTCAACGATCTTGCGGTCGGGGATACCGTCGACATCCTCGCGATCAGTATGGATGCCGGCGCGACTGCGGCGCTCGCGACACGGCTCGGCGGGGGACTGAGCGGCCAGGCCACGAATTATTTCGCCGATGGCCGGCTCTCGGTGCCCGAGGCGACGAACCGCGCGACGACTGACCTCGCGATCTTTGACGTGCCGCTCGAAGAGGTCACGCTGCCCTATAAGTCGGCGCAACGCTGGTTGCGCGTCGGGCAAACCGTGACGGTCGCGATCACCCAACCGTTCACGCTGAGCGGATCGTTTCTCATTCAGACCGTGACGTGGCACCCGTATCGGCAATTCGGCGGCACGCATACGGACGTCTTCCAGACCGTCGAGGCGAGTCGCTATGTGCGCTCGATGACGGATCTACTGGCCCAGCTGCCCGGATAGGACGATATGGCCGCCTCCACGATCACGCGCGATACCTGGACGAACGATTCAGGGAGTTTCGCCAGTCCGGCCGGCGATGGCACCGTACTCGCCAACACCATCCTTCAAAATCACATCTACGCCCGCATCGATGCGATGTTTGCGGGCGCGGGGTCGTACACCACGTTCACGCTGGGCGGCAAGCTCGCGGTCGAGGGGTTCGGCACCCATTCGGTGAGTGCGGGCGGGACCGGATCGAACCTGCTCCTGGTCCGCAACACGACGGCGGGCACGGGCAATGCGGCGGTACTCGAGCTCGGGAATGATTCGGTCGCAGGATCCGGCATCCTCTCGGCCTATGCCTCGACCTTTACGACCGCCAGTTACCAAGTCGCCGGCGGGGTCTCGCTCTGGGCGCAGGGGCCGGGCGGGTTGTCGCTCGCCACGGGATGGCCCACCGGCCATATGCGCTTCTACACGGCCGGCACCGAGTTTTTGCGGCTCAACGCCTCGGGGGGATTGGCCTTCAATAGCACCGCGGATCCGGGGATTGGCGCCTTCTGCATTAACGGCGTCCTCCTCGTCAACACGACGGGGC